ATTTTATTTAGCAGCGTGGGGCTGTAGCTCAATTGGGAGAGCGTTTGACTGGCAGTCAAAAGGTAGGGGGTTCGAATCCCCCCAGCTCCACCACAAAGCTAAATTGCCCGCCTGGTAGCCCGAAAAGGGCGTGCTATACCTTTTAACTGACAACAAAGCTCAGCTACAGGCCAAAGCTAGTCTATACCATTTAACTGCATCAACCGAACTCGAGCGTCAATTCAAAACCTTCCTTTTGGCCTGCAAAGTCGCTGGCCTTTCACCTTACACCATCCACGATTATGAATATCAGATCGGCAGGTTCGTCAGGTTTTGCCTAGAACAGCAGGTTGCCGACGGCAGGAATGTCACCACCACCCACATTCGCCTTTTCTTCCTGAAGCTGCAGGAGACCAATAACCCCATATCGGTCAGCGACTACTACAAGTCCATAAAGAGGTTCTTCAACTGGCTAATCGAGGAAGGCATCCTACAGCAGTCCCCAATGCAGAACGTGAAGCTGGGAAGGCTTCCTCAAAAGGTAATTCGCCCGTTCTCCAATGAGGATATAGAAAGGCTGCTTCTTCTCTGCTCTGGTGACCGTTTCCTTGACCTCCGTAATCGGGCAATGGTGCTCGTGTTCCTGGACACCGGTCTAAGACTATCAGAAGTTGCCAACATAAGAATTCAGGATATTGACTTTGACCGAGAGGTCATCAAGGTAATGGGCAAGGGAGCAAAAGAGAGGGTGGTAAGAATCGGTCAAGAGACGCAAAAGGCATTGCTTAAGTATCTTCTTGCTCGTAATGACGACAACGATTGCCTATGGGTCACCGAGGAAAGAAAGCCGATGACGAAAGACGGCATTCAGACGACGATCAAGGTGCTGTGCAAGAGGGCGAACATAAAAGACGCCAAGCCCGGGCCGCACACGTTCAGGCACACTGCGGCCATCCACTGTCTGAGGAATGGCATGGGGGAGTTCACCCTCCAGATGATGCTGGGGCACTCGACCTTGAGAATGACGAGGCAATACGTGTCGGCGCTGGCGGACGAGGACATAATTAAGGCGCACAGGCAAGCGAGTCCAGTGGATAACTTGTTCAAGAACAAAAAGTAGCTTTGTTTGACCTTTAGTTTCCAGCCAGGTTGACAAGTGTGCTACAATGTTTCAATGAGGAAGGAGAGTATCGTGGGCACTGGTGGCGGTACAACACCTTATCCTCTAGCAATACTTCTTTGTGACACCATAATTGTCGACGAAAGAAGCAAAAAGAAGACGCTTGTTGGCATATTTGATGTAATATATGCCAAGGAATTTCCGGCAAAACATCGGCCGCTATCGGTATATGTACGACTTACAGACGCCGAAGGGGAGTACCAGTTCCGCATAGATTATGTTCAGGTGAAGACTGACAAGCTCTTAGGTCGTGGAAACATACCTCCCATATCCATTACCGATCGACTAAAGACACATGAACTAATAATGGAGTTTCCACCCATTGATATACCAGAACCAGGCGAATACGAGTTTAGATTATGGGCGAATGACCGTTATATAGGTAGAGCGAAGTTTACCGCCGTTGAGGTAGAAAAGGAGAGATAAGCAATGGTTATGGATACCCTATTACACGTAAGACAACCTGAAAGTGGCAGAACTGAAACTGAATCATTAGCTGCTCCGTGCGGTAATATGCTCCCGCACCAGGAGCAGATTGAGGAAGGAATTACCGCCAAGATTCAATATCAAATAGCGGATAAAGCCACGCCTAAAGTGGTGCATGTTGCTATTTTGCCGGATGACCGACTAAGATTGAAGACACCAGTCGAAGTTGAAATGGAACAAGAAGGCGAGTTTCACATAGCCAAATGTGACTATCTCAATGAATTCGGTTATGGTGAGAGTCCCACCGAAGCTATTGAAGATTTACAGCTCGTATTGGTGGAACTCTACTGGACACTAAAGGCAGAACAGGGAAAACTGGGACCTAGCATGGTAGAGATTTGGAAGCGTTTACATGAACTGATCGAAGAAAAATGACGATCAAGGCCAAGCATTTTGATATTCTTGTAAGCAAGTTGGGCTTGACCACTAGAAACAGCGGAGACCGTTTAGCTTGGTTTGAATACCAAGGAAAAAAGATTGTCCACACACGCTGCTCGCACAAGAAAGGGCAGGACCTTCCGTTTCAACACAGTATACGGCAGCAATTGAAACTTAAAGAAGATCAATTCAGGCAAGTTATAGCTTGCGAAATCGGTCGTGATGAGTACATCGAAATACTGAAGGGCAAGGGACTCATTTGACTTGTATCTCACTACTCTAAGCACAACCCCTTCAAAAACAAAAAATACGGCAGAAAGTGATAAGAGGGCCGGGGAATTGAGCCCGGCCCCTCTTTTTGCTCCTCCTCAACTCACGTACCGTGACCCCTCACATGTTTGAAGAAGAATGTACATACTCTGATAACCCCTGACCCCCACAATGGGGGTACGATTCAATATGTGATCAATTTACCGCTGGGCTACGGAATGTTGTGGCAATAAAAGTACTGTGAAAAGATAAAAGTATAGTATTTCATTGGAGAGTGGACTATAATTTTCTATACGATGTTATGGATGAAATAGAAGAGATAAAATTAGGTAATCGCAGTTGCTTGTTAACTCACTGTTAGCTACTCCTGCTTCGGGACATCCGGGTACAGACGAACTAAATGAAAATAATAGAGATAAAACTAAGCGTCTCCGGCCAGCCAACGCTGACAAATGATATCAAGACCAAAATCGAGGCTGCTTCTGATAAAATTGGGCAGGCTAAGTTAAAAGAACTTTGGAAAGGACAAATTCCCCCCAGAGAAAAAACTAGCATAGAATTGGCCGGTACTTGTGTCTGCCTTATGGATGACTGGGAGTGCACAATCTTTGGAAAGTCATACACTGATTGCATAGTTGGATTAAGTTCTTTACATACTATGCTTACAACTGAACTCAAAGAGCAAATCGGGTTTAAGGTGTTATCTCCGAGGGGAAAAGAAGGCACAGTTTATGAGATGCTGAAGGCTGAGCGGAGAAAAGAAGTATTGGCCAAAATAGGCATCTTCATAAGTGGGGCTATAGCAGGTGGCGTTTTGAGCTATCTAATACAGCTTCTGTTGAGCAGTTGGTTCGGAGGCGAGACATGAGTAGAAAAAAAGATGAGCACTTCGAGATTGTAAGAAATATATTGAAAGAGATTCAGGGCCTTGGTGACCCTTTTACAATACGAACTCAATGGTTTACTAAGAGAATAAGAAAAGTTCCCGACATAATTGTTGAGAAGGGAGGGACAAAAATCGCAATTGAGGTGAAAGATTCTCCAGTAACTTTAGCTGACATTAGACGTGCAAGGCAATTACCGTTCAACGAGATAATAATCAGCGCCCCAGTTGAAGCATTAAACGATACATCGGACAGTGTAGTGGATTATGCCACATATATGAACGTTAAACTTTGCAATGTTGACGAGTTACTCAACGTGCTCCGCGAAATTCAATAGAACAATGCGCTGCGTAGAGAGACGTTAGGATTAAGACAACCAAGTTTATGGCAGAAAATCCAAATCCAAACATTCGCAACTAGAAGCTAGTGCCGACTGGTTATGTCCCTTTTTCTCAAAAACTTGGCGTAATCATTCACACGATTGGCCAAAAGCGGGATTGTTCATCAACCACGCGACAAGCGAGGAAATGCCCAATGCTTGATTACGTCTCTAGTAAAGTCCCACAAACTTTAATACCACAGCAATTAGCGTCAGAATCACCCCGACAGCTATGCCCACATTTAACGGCTGCATCACTGAGAGCTTACCCATGACATAAGCCAAGCTCTTATTAATATGGGGCAGGTCATTCTTGATGATCTTCTCCAGCTGCTTTGTATTGTTCCTGACCTCAATCTCCAGCCTAGTCAATCTGTCCTCATGCTCCATCTCATACTCCCCCCAATCGTCCCAAAATGGCGGTCTGCCGTGCTTCTGAATAAGCTCGTCACTGTAGAATGTATTCCGGCTGGTATTTGTGCTCATCGTTTATCCTGAACGGCCCTTTGATCCCAAGCATTCTCCTCAACTCGGGGTCGGGCTCCCAGAGATAATAGCCGTCATCAGTTCTGAGCAGGTTAAAGGCATGATTCCCCAGTGGAATCGGACCTACTACGAACCCGCAGGCATTGAGATTGAAATACGTCTCCACGAGCGCCTTGAACAGCAGGGCGAAATAATCACAATCCTTTACTGGAGGTTTGGGCTTTGGGAAATCAAATGCTGCCTCAATATAGCGGATGATATCTTGCCACCCGGCCAAAGTCGTGTAGTAGTAATCCTGGAAATCGTCCAGCAGGACCGGATACATGAGCTTCAGGTTCATGGAGGCAAGTTCATCCCTGATAACGTTGCTGGATACTGCTAAGACCGGGACTTTGGGCTTAGATATCCCGCTTCCTTGAAAGTAGCTCAACAATCTCAAAAGTAGCTTCAGCCACATCTTTCGCCTCGCTCAAAATGTCCTCCAGCTCTTTTCGGGTGATGTTCCTGTCTTCTATAGCTTCCTTGATAGCCTGGTAGAGCTCATATCCCTCGTTGGCCAATTTCCTGAGCTTCCTGATATAAGCCCCGAGAAGCACCAGGACTGCGATCGTGATAGTGAAAGCTATTTCAGACCACTCCATTTCTACCTACCTCCGCTTTGATTTTTGTGGACGCCCCAAATCACAAAGTCGGTCGGCTTGTAGCAATCGGGGCAAATAATTGCCGTTTTCTGAACCGGCTTTGTGACTCGTCGTGCTTCGACACGTTCTACCGACGGCAATTTCGATGCTTCTTCTAGACTCCGCACTTCGATTTCTTCGATTTCATTTACTATTTGCTTCTTGCCGCGAACCGTCTTTTCAACTTGGACTTTTCTAATTGCTACAAGCGATTCAACTGTTTCTTCAAGAACCGTGTCGCTAGCAACGATGTAATCGGCGTTGTAGTAGACTCGACCCGTCGGCTTGCCGGTAACAGGGTCGATTTCACTTTTTAGCCCCGGTGAATCGATGTCTTTGCCACAACGAAAACATTTAATTATCATTTCACGTCTCCTAGGTCTTCATAATGAAGGCGACTTCGTAGTATGGCGGCTTGTTTTCGTGAGCGCCTCCTCCTCCAGCGTTCTCTGTGTACACGGACACTTCGAACGCGCCTGTTGAACGTGCGACTTTGTTGTAGTTGTGGTCTGATGTATACGCGCCGCCACCGACATTAGTGATTTGGTGGTTGTGCGCGGGCAGCTCGTTTACAGAAAGAGTCACTGTTGAGCTACCACCCGTCGCGCCTGGGTTAGTCGTGCTATTCGGCACGCTCTTAACGAACTTATCGAGCAAGTTCGGCGTGCCGTTGTTGCCGTCGCAAAGCACCCATCCCGGCGGGATGTTGCTGAGCAGTCCAGACCAGAAGCCTATGAATCCAGACGGCATATTCGCGCCGTTGGCGACGTCTGCCGCCAAAATCTGCTGTCCGGTCGCTATCGTCATAACGTCACCTCACTAGCCAATCGTTAGCACGTAGTCAAACGTTAAATCGTAGTTGCCAGCGCTATTATCGAAGCTCACGAGCCAATGGCTGAATAGGATGCCGGTATTTGGGCTTGATGTGGCTGTGGAGTGCCCGAATATGCCAGCTTCCTGAATGTTGTAGCTCGACTCTGCGGCGGTAAAGAATGTCGAGAACGTGATCTCGTTGCCGTTTCGTGACTTCGATGTGATTGCCTTGCGCGCGGCTTCCGCGCCTAACTGCGTATCGCTAACCGTCGGTGCGGTGTTAGACGTGCCGATGGCTTGATACGTCAAGCCAGTATCATAGCCGCTTGCATCGATAAGCATATCGCCGATTAGTCGCTTTCCGACGGTCGTTATGAGGTTCTCGCCTTCGATGACGATTTCCTCGCCGGTAATGCGGTGTCGAGCAGTTAATCGCCATCGACCGCTGACTCTAATCAGTTCGTCTTTTCGCAGCTTCATAGTCTACCCCCAGGTAGCAAAGTCCCATTTAGCATCAGGGTCATCCCAGTTGTAGCTTTGCGTCGCGTGCGACGAAATTGAAGGCGTCTCAGCTAGTGCCAGTTCTTCGTGATTGACGTGATGCCCAACGCTCTGTTCTGGCGGTAGAGCAATCCACACGCTTGCCGGCGTCGCGTTGCTGTGAAAGTCGGTTGACTCAGCAAGACTCAGCGTCTCCGCCTGCTCGAAGAGTTCATTTAGTACCTCTTCGTCGCGCTTCGTGTACTGCTGAACCGCCTTGCGCTTTAGGGCTATCAACATGTCGACCAGGTCGGGATTGTACTCGCCGAATTCGACGTTGTATTGCCATTGCGTACCGCCTAGAAGTCGAGCCGTTACCCTATGAATCAAGTAGTTGTCGTCGACTTCGCGCAAGCTATTGATGATTCGCACGCGTTGACCGGCAACGAGCCCATCTTCAAGGCACGTTAGACGACCATACTCTTTATGAAACGCGTGCTTTGCTAAGAACGCCTTGCCCTCGTCGCGCGCCCAATCGCGACTATCGATGTCTCGATTCGTTATCTTCGCTTCGAACCAGCGCCCGTATTTGTCGTATGACGCCTGAGAGCGAACGCGAACGAGAATCGGCACTTCGTATTGACCAGTGACCTTGATAGCTCGCTTCAAGTTCGGCGGAGCGCTAGCGAACTTCAAAAGCTTCTCTTGAAAGTTGTAAAGCACGTCTTTGCTCGACAAATCGTCGATGTTATCGATGCCGACCGTTAGCTGAGTCCAGATAGGCGAGGCATCAGTGCCATCGTTTCGGTAGACCAGAATACCAGACTGCCCGCTGGGAGCATGGAGCTTGTAAGGCAATAGAAGCTCGGTCGTCTGACCGTTGCCGGCTAGCTCAAAATCGGTATCGTCGCTGCGATAGTAGCCCCCTTCAACGGTGACAAGATTGGCGAGCTGCGATGCCCGACGTTCAAGCTGGAAGTTGCTATACGGATAGCTCGTCGACATATCCGGGGAGTCGCTCAGGTCGAACGGTGCCAGATTCGTCTCTTTGGTGAAGTAATGCAGCTTCTTTTCGTAGTCGACGTACCAGTCGAGACCGCTTTCTTTCGACAGCGTGTCGAGCATCTGGCGAAGCGTCACGCGGCTAAAGGTGATCCGGCTATGCGTCTTGCCATCGGCAACGTAAGTACTTGTATCGATTTCGGGCAGATATGTGCCGAACGCATCCTGAATAATCTCTTTATCCGTCTTGTTCTCGTAGACTTCGTTGACTAGAACAGTGTCGAGTAGTATCGTGTAGTCCTGGCACGAACATTTATGAAGCACGTCTAAACCGCTAACGTCTTTCTTGACGCTAGAAACGAAGCCGGCGAAGTAACGCTTATTCGACCACGTAGCGCCGTTTATTGTGCCGTGATTGCCATACTGCGAATGGTCGCGAACCGTGGAGCCGCTACCTTCGTTGAACGCGAACCAGCCAATTAAGCCGGTATCGTCGTACGGCGTTGGTCGACCCTTGCCGTTATTATAGTTATGAGATACCTCTGCCGCACTCAAAGCTCGCTCGTAGAGGCGAGCCTCAGCGACGATACAGTTAACGTATAATCCCGGATAGCTTCGACAACCTATCTTAAGTCCGTAACCCGTGCCCCAGGAGAATGTCCCGGAATTGTCCGCGCCGGAGTTTTCTTGAACGCCGTCGACATATATGTAGACGTTTGTTCCGTCTTTCACGGCAACGACGTGATGCCACTTGCCGTCGTTGATGTTCGTTGTCGCTAACAGATAAGTTTCGCCGTCTATTCCCGCTAAACCGAGGCGAGGTACGTTATTGAGTATACGTATGATATAACGCCCCTTACCTGTACCACCGTCATTGTCAATTAGTATGCCGTTTGATGTCGATGCCAGGAGCTTAACCCATATTTCAATCGTCACTATGCTCGTTGGCTTTAAGCTCGAATCCGTGCCGAAATCAACGTAATCATCAACGCCGTCAAAACGAAGCGCGTTCTCCAGAACATCTGTGATTAAGATTTCATCTTTCTTCTCGACGACGTCTCGATTTATATATCCAGGCACGAACTTAGCGTTGTATATCGTACCGTCGTTGCCGTAGCCACTCTCGTCTTTGGCGGTAGTGCCAGAACCTTCGTCGAAAGACCACCAGCCAACGAGACCTTGTGTACTATACGGTTGATGACGACCGAGACCGTTGTTGTATTCATAAGTTAGCTCAGTCTCGTCCAGTGGGCGATTATAGATTCGAACTTCGTCAATGATGCCGTTGAAATCTTGATTCCAGGGAGGCGTCCCGTGCCTACCGATATAAATAGCGTGCGTTTGCCAACCGATGTCGCCCGTGAGCGATTTCGAATCTTTTAGCACATTGTTGACGTAGAGCTTAGCAGCGCTACCGTCGTAAACGGCCGCAATAAAAGTCCACTCGTTGTCCGGCATAGTGTCGGGGCTTGTGGCGTGTACACCCGTGCCGGAACTATTAAAAATCAAAAATTGCGGTTTGCCTGTATCGAGGCGAACCATAAAGTTGTCTGTGTAACCGCCTTCAAGTTTGCTTACGAAGCCGCCTAACGTGCCGCCTAGTTTCTTAGCCCAAACCAAGACCGTGATATACTTGCTTGGTCTGAGACTTTCGGAATCTGGAATTGAAACGTAGTCGCCATCGCCGTCAAAACGAAGCGCGTGCCCAATCTTCGGCTTGCCGCGAAGCGTAAGACGAGCGGTATCGATACGCTTCGTAATGACCGACTCGATTTCGAGCGACCTCGCTATCAGCTGGTCGTTGACTATTCGATTGTTGATCAGGACACGTGGTAACATCGTTAGTCTTCGAAATCGTCGTAGCCTAAGTCTTTAACTTGGTCACCGACCTTCTCGACGACTTTCTCGGCGACGACCTCGCCGTCGATGACGAGAGGTATGTTGATGATTTCCTTCACGACGCGGCCCTCAAGGCCGACACCGTGTGCAGGGACATAGCCAGGACCCAGAAATTCGGGAGCTTCACGCTCCAATGCCTCAAGATAGCGAGGTATGCGGCCATAGGTTTCAGGGGCAGCTAAGGCAAGAGCTGCCTCGCGACTCAGATCAAAAGCTTTGCCAATGAGCCTTGCTTTATACCAGGACTCGGGCTCAGCTTCCGCTTGCGGCGGGACATTTGGCCTCAGGGCCATCCAATTCGCCCATCTATATTGCTTCCAGGCCTCTGCGCCTTTTTCAGTCTCCTCCGTTAGCTTGCCGATAATCCTGGCGATGTCTTCAGCGGTAAGCCCGAGGTCCTTAAGGGCCTTCTCGACATTGGCGATGTCCATGCCCCATTCTTCATAGGCTTGTTTTATTTTCTCCATCGGCCAGCCGAGCTCATCCAGCGCATCATAAATCTCGTACATCGTGATTCCCAGTTTGCCCGCCTCGGTATCGGCATACCTGATGCGCTTCATCATCTCGTTAAAGGCCTCGGTTACGGGGTCTGTCTTCTCAGGTAGCTTGCCCACTATCTTAGCGATATCTTCCGCCGTGACCCCGAGCCGCCTCAGGGAATCTTCCACCTGGGTGATATCGGTACCCCAGGCTTTGAACGCAATGCTGATGCTTTTGATTGGCCAGCCCATTTTCTCCATGGCATAGTAGATATCTTCCATGGTGATGCCCAGAGCACCTGCTTGGCTGTGGGCATAGTGGATGCGGGCCATCATGTTCTCAAAAGCATCAGTCACCGCAGAAACCGACTTGGCCATCTCCAAATTGTCCGATACAAGACGTGAGACCTCTCCGCCCAAGCCGGCAAAACCAGTCTTCACCTTTGCTATGGCATTCTGTACCGCTTCGCCATGCTTCTTCCATTCTTTATCAAGATCAGCCAGAGCTTCCCCGATTTCACCGATGCTCGCGCCTCCCGCCTCAAAAACAGAAGTCAGCTTCTCAAATGCCTGGCGGAAACCGCTGGCTATGGGCACAGTGCCCGCTTCGCCGCTATATCTCTCCCACATTTCAAAAAATTCCTTCCAAGGAATAGCCATTAAGATGGCCAAGGGACCTAGCACATTTGCCCAGCCCACTCTGGCTGCCACACTAAGCCAGCTAAATGCCTTAGCCAGTGCCGAAATTCCCCTGCCAAGGGAAGGCAACATCAGTCCGAGCCCACCGAGTCCTATAAGGGCAGCTGAAGCACCGGCTCCCACAGTCGTCAGCGCTCTGCTCAGGTCAGGATGTTGTCTCGTCCACTCTGTGAAGCTGGAAATCAGGTCTTTTACTGTCTCCAGCAGAGGTAAAAGCACAGGAATAAGCTGTTCTGCTACAGCCATCCGGAGACCTGTTATCGACTGGTCAAGCCGGTCCATCGCATCGTTGAATTCTGCGGCTCTTCTCGCTCCTTCCTGCGAAAAGACAATGCCAAGCTCATGAGCCTCCTGGCGCAGCGCAGCAATGCCTTTAGCACCCTGGGCAAGCAATGGAAGAAGTTGCGTGCCAGCTCGACCAAAGATATCCTGGGCAGTAGCTGCCTTCAGCGTGTGGTCCTCGAGTTCCGCTATTGCCATGGCGATCTTGGTGAATTGCTCTTCGGGGGACAGTTTGAGAAGATCTTCAGCCTTGAGGCCGATGCGCTCAAATGCGCGAACATATGTCTGCATGCCGTCGTTGGCGTCGACTATAGCCTTTGACATACGCTTAGTAGCTCTCTCAAGGTCGTCCAAACTGGAACCGGAGAGCTCCAGTGCGTGTTTCCATTCGCTCAGGGACTCTGCGCTGAAGCCGACCCTGTAGGACATCTTGTCAATTTGATCGCCAACTTCAGCAAACTTCTTAAGACTAACTCCCAAAGCAGCTCCGAGAGCCCCACCAGCCGCTGTCATTAAAATACCAGCACGTCTCAGCTGGCTGGACATCGCCTGAATCTTGCTGTTAATGCCAGCTAACGCTTTGCTGGCTTCATCCTTCCCAGCTATGACTATCTCAAGCCTACTTTGTGCCATGTCTCTTGGCCTCCGATTGCCGGAATTTCGCTTCTGTGTTCATAAACCTGATGATATCCTCGAAAACATCCATCGGACAGTTCTGGAGCTGCTCCCAGTCCCAGTGCAGCTCTCTCATGACGCAGAATTTTAGATATCTTTCAGGAGGACGCGCCGATCGGCCATCAGCCCAGCTTCTTAAGCAGGCCCAGACCTCTTCATCAAAGCTTGCGCTTTTTTTGAGGGCTGGTTTCGCTTTGCAATCTCCATAAAGAGAGCAATGGCCACCTCGTCGTCCAAACGCTCGATGTTCTGGCGAGTTACTGGGAGTTCCCTGCCCTGGTGGTCCTTTAGATTCCAGTTCTTTATGTTCACAACAAGTGTGGGGATAATGCGACCTTCCAGCTCCTCGCTTTTGCTTTCGAGCGCAATCCGTTCGTAATCCCCCACAGACATCTTTCGTTTGATTTCCACCCACTCTCCACTGCCAAGTTCGATTCTGTCTACGTCGTCAGTGACAAAATGAGACATAGGCTTATCCTCCTATTGACAGCTACTTTTGCTTTTGGATAAACTTTTGCCGTGAAGCTGTTGCGGCTTTGCGATAAGTTAGCTCACACGGCATTTTATGGATGGCTGACAATTCTAGCTCTTGCTCTGCTGGGCGGGAGTTCTTACGTCTTCTTTGACTTCATATGGGCAACAATCAAGCACCCTGAAGTCCCAGTGCCAGGGCCGCTCTATGCCGTACCCATTTTCTTCTTTCTAATAATGGGAGCATCTTTGTGGCTCTTATCCAGAGCCGTGAGGCGACTGAGAGCAAACTGGCCTCGATAGGCTACTTGCCTGAGTTAATCATTACGGTAGGCTCGCCACAGCGTTAACCACGGTGATCTCAAACGGCTTGGTGTAGTTAGTCCCGGGCTGGCTGGACATCACCACTTCCACGATGTCCTCGCCGTCCCTCTCGTCCAGCGTGGAGAAGTCGGTGTAGATGCCGCAGAAGTCCAGGGTCAGCTTCTTCCGGGTTGTGCCGCCAATGATGCTGCCTTCAGCCTCTATCCGGACCAGCCTCAGGGTCTGGCCGTCGAATTTCGTCCGCTCCGTCTCCGCTCCGCTGTTGAAGGCGAAGGTCATGCGGAGCTCGGCGCTCTTGGCCTGCTCAATATATCCGCTAAAGTCTAGGCTGCCATCACCGTAGCGCACCGGGGCAAGGCCCGTGTTTATCCTGAGCGTGGCCGCTATCAGTGTGCTGGCCTTCTCCGTGGTCCCGATTACGCCCGTCTCATCGTCTATGTAGAGCTTCGCCTTCTGGAACGGCAGCGACTCAACGGAAGGAGCCGACAGGCCAGCGGTAAAGCTCGTGGCCGTCATCTTGCGGCCGAAGATGTCAGCTCTAACCCTGAATACCTCGTTTATGGCTCCGCTGATTTCTATCTGGCGCGCCAAGCAGTACTCAGTTTCCCACGCCTGGACATTGTCGCCATACTCGATGGTGAACGAGTCAAAGGTCCCTGCTGACGTGAGGTTTGGTGTAAACGTCCAGGTATACTCACCATCCACACCCGGTCCGGTTGGCGTAATGCCGCCCTGGACTCCCATGTGCAGGAGATAGAGTATCTGCTCGAAGGTCAGGTCGCCCTCGTAGCTCAGCTCGGCGAGGTTGCCTACCTTCAGGCTGCGGTGAAATTCAGCAAGCGAGCCTCTTTCCTCTGCCGGCCGATGGATGGTGGGCGACTCCTTCATGTCGAGTTCGCCAAGGAGAATCGCCGTGGCGGCTACCGGCGTTCCCTTCGTTGTCTCCTTTCCGATCTGGATTTTTCTTAGCTTGGCAATCCCTCCCATGTCTATTTACCTCCTGTCAGGTGCTTTATGCCTGAAAAGCTCTTGGTTCGTGCTCTACAGCCAGCAAATCAAATGAAATGCCCAGGTACTGATGCCCACCGTAGGTGAGCACACCTAGCTCATAGCGGGTTATCATGCTGTAAGCGCAGGTGTCGTTCAGCTGCACATTGCTGTCAAACTTGTCCAAGACCCTGTCAATAAAGGGCCGCAGCAATCTTTCAGCCTCTGCGGTGACCTGCTTCGTGACGTAGAGCTGCATCTTGATAGTGTGGCGGGTCTCCCGCCGGCTTGGAGAGTAGTTAATATCCGCCGGGCCAATAAAGTTGACAAAGCACGGAAAGGCATTGAGACTTGCCGGCGGTCTCTCATGAGCTTGCTTGATGTCTGTGATCTCTCTCTGCAAGGCGGCTACCTGTGTGACAATGTTTTCTATCGGCATAGGCTAATCCTCAAACTTTGCCTCGATATCTTTTCCAATACCCTTGAGCATATTCGGTAGCTTCTCCCTGAGCCGCTCCAGTGCATAGGTGAACATGCCCTTGCCCTTCACTTTCACAGAGCCTTCCATGTGCTCAGCCCTAGTTCCCCGCCTGGCAATGGCTCGTGCTATCACGAAACCCATTCCCCTCATGCCATGGCGTCTTGCCCACTCCTCGATGGGCTCCACCGGGGGAAAATGAGGTCTGGTGCCATACTCCACGAACGGGGCATACTCGACTATCGTGCCCACCTTGCCGTAGAGAGGGCGGACTTCGGAAGCGATGCTGGAGCGCAGCCGCCCCGTATCCACCGGGGTCGATGTCTTCACCAGCCTCTCCAAGAGCAGGGTCAGGTTCCTGATGCCCTTCTGGAGAGGCGCCTCAATTGTTTCCTTGTCGAGCTTCTTGAGCAGACGCTCTATCCCTATTACCTTAAACTGAAGACTTAGTCCAGCCATTACGCATAGCTCCAGCGGCGATATTCCTTAACAGTCTCTGCCACGTCAGGATCCAAGCCCTTATAGGCCAGCAGCTGCCCTGTCTCAGGGCTTCCGACATAGTCCTGGTATGCGCTTTCCCTGCGCTTCCAGGCCCTCATGGTGATCACCAGGCACGCCTGGTAAATCGGCATGGGGTAATCGTAAATGTAGATGCTTGCCCCCTGGCTATGGGATGCCGCCGCCGTGCCATTTACCCCGCGCTTTACCGTCAGGGTGTTATTGGCAGTATCGTATGCGGTTATATAGCACTGCTCGCTGTCTATCCTTATCGTCTGCCCCGGGGCAAAGTTATCGGCATCATTCACGGTGATGGTCGTGGCCGAGGCAGACAGCGGATCGTCCTGCACCGAATCGCCACTGTCCGAATATGGCGTGGTCGATTCACCGTCTCCGTACCCGAATACCCCGGTTATCTCCACGCCCTTTTTCACGTCCTTGGCAAAGGAACGGTAGCTGCCGAGCGGGTTTATCTCCAGCCACAGCTTGGGCAGTCCATTCACGGGCTGGAGGATATAGTCCGTCGCCGCCATCGTCTCCTCGAATGTCCCGTCCCCGTCGAAGTCCAGCTTCAGGCTCGTGATAGAGAGCAAATCATCGGGCAGAAAAAGCTTCTTCTGCGCCCCCGGGTAGTAGCGCGTGCCTTCCCAGCAGTAGAAGAAGCGCCCGCAATACTTGTCCAGGAGACGGCTGGACTGCTCCAGCAGCTTGCGGAGCTGGGTATCGAAGTCCGTGACGGCGGCAATGTTGAGGTAGGCTTCGCTCCTTAGCGTAACCAGGTCGGCATAAGCGTTCATCGCTTCTTCTTATTCCCCTTCTTCCTGGCGCTCTGAGCCTGCTGCCGCTTAACCTCTGCCGGCCAGATAGCCTTATCCTCCGGCTTAGACTCAGCCTTGTCCTCCACCTGCTCCTCGGAGCCATGGCGAGCTGGCTCGTTGCACTGGGCACACACCAGCTCGCCATTAACCAGCCTGTAGTACTTATGACGGCAAATCATGTCTTCACCTCTACGGTGTCTCGTCCTCCCAGATAACGAGCAGTTTGCTCCCGGTGGTATCGGTGCCGCCGGCGTTGTTGATGGTGTTGTCAGCCGAAATGGAGAACTCACTAGTGAGGTCAGCGATATCGGTGACATCCGTCCCGGCACCTACCAGCTGCAGCACGGATACCAGCATATCCAGCGTGGTAATGCCGCTGACGGTGTGATTCCCCGCAGCACCACCGGAAATGAGACTTACCTTCAGGTTATGCCTCTCGACGGCATCCTCGATAACCTTCCCACCTCTAATGACTGCCATTTTGTCTTACCTCCTGTTGTGCTTAGGGGCGGGGGTTCAACTCCCCGCCCCTATTCATTCAGGCCTAGATACCGGTCACCTTACCGAATGCCTTCGGCCTGAAGTGCACCACGGCGCACCGCATGTCGGCGCGGATCGCCAGTTTGCCCTTGATGAAGTAGTCGCTGTGGGCATTGGTCACCTGGATCTCAATGCCTCGGCGCATGTAGAGGGCAGCGAAGTTGGCGTAGTCGCCAGCTACCGCGGTGCCCGCGGTCAAGGCCGTGGTCTGCACCGCCTGGACACCCCAGATGCGCTCCGGACCGGCCTCAGACGGATTGCCGAAGATGTAGATGCCGTCTGCAGTGCGGAGCAGCCGGATCTCCTGCCAATCGGTGGGATTGATGAACAACACCGACGGCTCGGCATAGCCATCCGAGCGAATCAGGGTAAAGAGCTTATAGATGGCATCCGGGGTCGGGTCGGTGCCCTTGGCCTGAGACTGAATGCCGGTCACATTGAGGGTGCCCAGCAGGTTGGGAGTGGCGCCGTCGCCGTTCAGGATCTGGCCGTCCAGCCTCTGGCGCAGCATGTAGGTGAGCCGGCTGTTGACGTAGTCCCGGGCAGACTCCACGTCCTCGAGCTGCTCGTCCGTCACCGGCAGCCAGACTGCGACCTTCTCCACCGTGACGCTGCGCTCGGTCAGCTGCAGAGCAGCCTCGCCGTACTCGCTGACACCGCCACCCTCAGCGACCTCGGCAGCCGCATTGGTGAAGGTCGTCTCCTCCATGTACTTGATCGCTGCCTGCTGAGTGTTCAAGATCGGCAGGAAGTCAGCCACCACCAGCGGCCGGGTCGGATAGAGCTCTACCCTGCCGATGCGGGTGGACTCCGGAGCCCAGCCGGCGCCAGTCTCAAACAGGGTCTTCAGGTTAATGTCCAGGTTAGCGACCACGTTTTTCTGCTTGAACGCCGGCGACTCGACGAAGAGCTGCCCGAGGTCCTTCTGATCGCCCCTGGTATCGCTCTTACCAGGGAAAGTCATCGGCCCGGGCTGGTTATAATGGTCGTGGATTTCCTCGGCCTTCTTCCGGGCGTTTTCCAGCTCCATCAGCTGGTCGCGCTCCTTACCGAGGTCCTCGAGCTCCTTGTTCATCTGCCGGACTTTCTCCACCTTGGCCGCCGTGTCCCCCTCGAGGCACTTGACCTTGGTGAAGTCCAAGTCCGGCCCGGCTTCCTCGAAGACCTGGTGGAGGAGCTTTGATTTTTCAGCCAGTTCCTCAGTGATTTGCTTCAAAGACTTACCCATTTCAGCTCTTCACCTCCAGTAGTTCAGTTTTGATTTTGAGATATTCGAGATACAGTCTCTGGGCTTTCTCCCGATCGGGCTCAGTAGCATCAAGCAAGTCCTTCAGGTCATTAGCTACCGCTGTGAGCGCTTCCAGGAGATGCTTGATGCGCTCACGGTTGGCCGTGCTGAGGACTCTCCCCTCCTTCCGCCTCAAGTCAGCAAGCGACTTGGTGCGGTCTGCCAGGTCGTAAACCGCGGCAAGCACGGTCTCGGCCTGGTCAGCGTAGGTAAGCCCATCATCGGCAGCCCGAAACTCGGGAGGCTCTTTATCAAACTGACGGTAATGGGTCTCGAGATGGCGATAGACGCCTCTCTTGTCGGCCTCGGGAATCTGCACTCCGCCGCGCGCTCCGATAAGAGCTGCCATAGCAGCAGCAACTCCTCTCCAGACTACCCGGCCATCAGGGTAATGATGCGGTAGCTTGTAGCTGGACTTGGCATCCGGGTCTGCCTTGTCATCCCGCCAGGCATGGATAAGCCACAGCTTTTCTCTGCCCTCGACCTCGCGCAGGACAGCAGCCGCATCCCACTCGGCATCTTCCGGGGCCTTCGGAGTGCGATGCGGAGGCTTGGCACCTTTGGTTTCGACAGCCTTGATGGCCTGAGTAGCAGTGCCGACTCCTGCTCCCAGGATAACCGGCGAGATCTCCACGGGCATCACCTTTTTGAGGAAGCGCACCCTCTGACCATTCTGCTCTCCGTCTTCTGACTCCACTACCTGGAAGCCGTAGCTCCATTCCTGGAGGCCGCCGGCAAACTTTACCGCCTCGTAGTGCTCGCGGCCGGTCTGCGTCTTGAGGTTGAACTGGCCCTCCGCCAGCACCTCATCGCCAATCTCGCGGATAATGGCCTTTCCCACTGGCAGCCGTCCCTGCCAGGTGCTGTGCTGATAGGCGGAAACAAGAACCGCCTTACCGTCAGGGAAAGCTCCAGGCAGCGTCACGTCGCCATCCTTGTCAATCACGTTCAGCGTGGCAATGCGGGCAACAAAGCTGCCCTCGGGTTCCTCTTTTAGCTGCAACTGCAATGACTTGTGCTCTATCTGCATGCTCTTACCTCCCTCTCGCCTGCGCCACTGCGCATAGCAGACTGCCAGGCGCTGCTCGTTGTCCGGATATTCCTCGCGCATGGTCTCATCGCCCATGCAGCGGTCGATGAATTCGCTTTCGCTTTCATTTTCACGAGGCTTGGGCAAAGGCATCGACAGCCTCCCGCCGGGGTTAATCGCTCAAGACACTGATTAGAACGCACCTGCACTGGGGGTGAAGCGGCGGCATCTCCGCCTCATTTATCGGGTAAATCTTCCCGTGCAGCGGCTCACAGAGCGGGCATGTCCGCTCGTCCAGGGCAGTGTACCATTCCACTTTCTGCACCCCGGCATCCTTGTATCCCTCGATAGCACCCTGGGCCGAGGCCGCTATCACCTCAGTCCGGGCCACGATAGGAGCTCTCCGCTCATAGCCGTTCTGGTAGTACTGCTTGATTCGCTTCGTTATCTTGAAAATGGACTCTCCTGCCTCAAAGCCTTCCGCCAAGACAGCCCTGAGCTCGTCCCTGGTCGTGCCGTTGACCATCTTCGCCAGCATCAGCGAGCGGGTCTTGATCCACTCCAGGGCTGCCGCACTAAGCAGGCCTTCGTCCTGCTTGAACTCATGGCCGCCATCTGCCTTGTGCGGATTTTGCGGATTCACCAGGCCCTGCGCTCCCAGATATGCCTTTTTGAACACCATCTCTATGGCCGGCTCAAAAGCCTTAGCAAATTTCTCATTGGAGGCGGCCTCGTTGAACATTGCACCTTCCAGCGTGCCGTGCTCTTTCAGCCGCCTGATGACTTCCGCCTGCTGCTCCTGAAAGAGGCCCTTGAGTACCCGCCGGAACATGAGCTCGTGCTGCTCAGTTTCCCTGACGTAA